GTTACCCCAAGCAGGACGATGCCCGCGCTGTTGCTCGCAAATACCGTGACGAGTACGGCGCTTATGCGGAAGTAGATTTCTAATGGCAGCAGCGACGGCCCGTAGACGTGTGGTCTCTCAGTCTGTGCGAGACCTCATGCGAGACGAGGGCAAGGTAGTCAGCGGGGATCTCATCATCACGCCGTACCTGGACGAGTTCTTGGTGAAGTGGGACGGGACTCTTCCTGTCGATGTGTCCCGCAAGATTCACGAACTGCTGATTGAGCCGCAGCGCGACAGGTCCGGGTCATTTAGTGCTTCTAGTGCGGGGTATTGCAAGCGCCGTCAGGAACTCTCATTCCTCGGGGTGAAGCCACCGGGGATCATTGACGCCAAGCTCGCCACGATCTTCCTGAACGGGCGCTGGGTACACCTCCGTTGGCAGGCCACGCTGTTGACTGCGACGATCCTGGACAACGTAGAAGTCACTGTGAAGAAGCCGTCTATGCTTGCTCGCTGCACAATGGACGGGATTGGAACTGTCAAGGGTGGCAAGTTCAAGGGTGAGGAATTCGGCTTCGAACTGAAGGGCCGTAACCTGTTCACCTGGGGAAGCCAGCGGGCCAACGGTCCCGATGACAAGACCCGCAAGCAGGTTGATTTCATGTTCCTACTCACGGGCCTTGAAGTGTTCGTCATCCTCAACGAATCCAAGAACGACCAGAGCAAGAGTGAGTGGGTGTTCGTCCGCGACCCTGAGCGCGTGCGTGCCGCAGAGCAGGAACTAGAAGAGTTGAACCTAGCAATCGAGAACGGGAAGCTCCACCCGCTACTCCCTGAGTGCAAGCAGCGGAAGGGTGCGTTTACGTCCTGCCCGTTTGGTGGTCGGCAAGGCCCCTGCGCGAATACCGGAAGCTGGATCTGAAATGTCTGACGCAATGCAAGCCGTGGTAGCCCGTCGCGCAGACCGGATCGAAGAGCTACTGGATGAGTACGACGAAGAGCCCTCCATTCGACCGCTCAGGGAAGCGTCTAACGGGATGGTGGCCTCAGTTGGACCACTCATGGCCCGCGTCATGTTCGTGGGCTTCTCACCTGGCAAGGCAGAGGACGAGGAGGGCGAGCCTTTCTGGGGATGTCGGGATGTGCTCGATGAGCTATTGGCCTCGGTGGACATGAAGCGCAAGGATGTCTACCTGACCAACGTCTTGAAGTATCGAATTCCTGATGATGGAAATTACGATGCTGCGGTCAGGACTTCTGCTCGTTATCTCCGTAAGGAAATCTCGATCATCAAGCCGTGGGTGATTGTTCCCATGGGTGGCGACGCAACACGGACACTTGAGCCCAACGTCCGACTCTCGAATTCTCACGGGAAGATCATCCGATACCGGCACGAGCGAAGTGTCGTACCTCTGCATCATCCTGCTAGTTGCTCGACGGTCCCTGGGAAGAAGGTCGAGTTACTGAGGGACATGAAGTCTGTCGCCCAGGCACTACTAGAGCTACGGGAATTACTCGGATGAAGCGAGCAGCACCGAAGAAGCTCCGCAAGTTCAAAGTCGGTGAGGGCCTGCCCAATCTGACCCTGCTCTCCAATGAGTTGCAGGATTACACCGACGTACTCATGGGTCGTGTGGAGCCGCCTGTGCAGGGTGTCTTGTCCTTGATGGAAGTAGCAGACACCTACTTTGCACGGGCATCAGAAATTGAAATGGTGATTTACCGCAAGGTGCGGGAAGGTATCATCAGCCGCAGTAATCCATACAACCAATTCCGAACTCAAGAATTGCGGACGTTCAAAGAACTAGCAAAGCGAGCAGCCGACTTGGGCAGCAGACGCTTGACCGCAGAGGCTCTTGATTTCCAGAAGCAGCAGACAGGACGTGAGTCACGATGACTTCCCCCGTTGAGAATCGGGAAATTCGCCGGTGGGCGCGACAGAATGGGCACGTCGTCAGCGACCGTGGACGGATGCCCCAGGATGTCGTTGCCGCATACCACAGGGACCAACGTAGGAGGGTCCAGGGTGCGAAGGTCGCTGAAAATAGAGCGCCAGATCCGAACAAGATCAACAAGCCCAAGTGCCCGATCCACAAGGCTCATATGTCTATGAATCCTGAACTTGGTATGTGGACGTGCGCGGTCAAGTCTTGCAAGCTCCGGGCATGGCCCAAGGACACTCCCAGTAAGCCCGTCACCGGCACCGGAAAGCTGTCTTGCTACCGCCAGAATGACCGCCTCTACTTGCGGTCTGAGAACAACGTGGTTATGGACATCACTGCTTACGTCATCAAGGCTGATGTCGAGCAGAGCATGGGATCTACAATCGTCCACCTGGACATGAATGTATTGCTGACGAAGTGAACAACATCATCGGGATCGACCCTGCGGCCCGGAAGCTGGCGATCTGGGCATCGAGTATGCAGGGTGCGGACCCAGTTCCTTTTTACACGAAGCTATCTATGGAGGATGAGCAAGCCTGCGCAATGGCTTTCCGCTCCCTCTCCACAATCTTCTCCTCGGAGATCGAGCTTTGGAAGGGGTTAGCACAACAGCCAAAGCTCATCGTCTACATCGAGAAGCCGTTTGTGGGGCGAGGTGGTATTCAGTCCACGCTGGTACAGGTTCTCGTGCATGGTGCGCTTTTAGCCGCTGCGGGGGAATTCAATGCGGAGCTTCACCGCGTCGATAATATGACGTGGAAGAGTTCGCTCCTCAAGAATGCCAAGGCAGACAAGGACGAGATCGCTCAGTACGTGAAGGACCGCGATCCGTACCTGTTTGAGCGCTGCGAAGGCAACCAGGACTTGATCGACGCGCTCTGCATTTACTGGTACGGACAGAAGAACTACCCATTGCTAGAGAAGGCCCGTGGACTCCATGCCAAAGCTAAAGCTGCAAAAAAGAAGCGTCCCTGAATCAAGATCAACTTCGATCATCCTGCGGACTGAGAGTGCGTCGGTTCCTGATCTGAACCCGTACTACAAGAACGCCCGCCGTGGTGACGTGGAGAAGGTCGCGGAGAGTCTGCACGCCAACGGACAGTTCAAGCCGATTGTGGTTAACGTCGGGACGAAGACCGGGCGAAAGAACGAGATCCTGGCGGGCAACCACACCTTCCTTGCGGCCCGAAAGCTGAACTGGGACCGGATCGAGGTTTCCTGGGTCGATCTGGATGAGAACGCCGCTCGTCAGGTTGTGTTGGCGGACAATGCTGCGGGCGACAATTCGACCTACGACGAGGCCCTACTGACAGAACTCCTGCAAGAGCAGCGGGAGACGATGGGGACGCTGATCGGAACCACGTATTCGGACTCTGTTCTCGACAGCCTCGTGAAGAAGATGGGCGAGGACGAGAATGCCAACGTTGATCGGATCGAAGACGCAGCAGGGGCATTCGATGGTGTTCGCGACCTCAACAACGATGCGATGTTCGAGGGGTCTGAGGCTTTCGAGATCCCGATGTTGCGGGCTGACATGTGCCTGGAAAAGCTGCCCTCTCCGCTGGATACCTGGGCGGGGCATGAGTTGGATCTTCCTCGCCAGGAAGCAGAGCCCGACCGCTGGTGGATGACTCAGTGGCACGCCGGGTGTCGCGGGGTTAACTGGAAGCAGTCAATTCCGTATTTCTACGCTCCGGACGCTCACTTCCAGGCCGTGTACGACGACACCGCCACCGCGACCAAGAAGATCTTGAACCTGGGCTGCAAAGCGGTCGTGATGCCGAACTACTCGATCATCCACGCCTGGCCCACAGCGACGTGGATCTGGGCGATGTACCGGAGTTTTTACTGCGGGCGGTTCTTTCAAGAAGCGGGGCTCAAGGTCATCCCGGACATTCACCCCGGCCCTGACGAGGGGATCCTCGACCTGAACCTCCCCTCCATCCCGCAGGGGGTGGGAGTAGTCGCCACGCAGATTCAGAACGCGAACAAGGACGACAGCTACATTCGTACTGCGGCGCGCATTCTTCGGGAGGCCGAGGAGCGTGTTGGCTTTGGCAGTATCCTGGTGTACGGCCACAATGACGCGGACGAGGTGGTTAAGCGGGCTGGTTTTACCTGCGAGGTCATCCGAGTTCAGAACAGGTCGGCCAGGAGGCGCGAGTATCTCAACTCCGGCTCCACGATCAACACCCAAAAGGTGTCGAAGAAACGGAGTAAGCAAAATGGGTAACTCTGCAAGCGGTGGGCGTAGCGCTGTTTCTGGTCGTGGCTCGGGCGCTCGGCGTCCCGACCGTCTCGTCCAGGCCGCTGCCGCCCTTCAGCGTGGTCTCAACCGTCGCGGTCTGAAGGTTCAGAACATCCGGCAGCGCCTCAACAACGGTGGCATTCCGAACCGCTGAATTAAAATCTCGCAGCGAGGCCCCATCCTGGTCACAAGCCAGGGTGGGGTTTCTCTGTATCTGACCTAGAGGCACCAGCAGCGCACGTATCGAGCGCGACAACACTGGAAAGTGGAGAAGCGGGGCTAAATCCAATACGCCTCTGTTGGGTAAGGTTGGTCGTTCTGACGGTCAGCAGAACGCTTGATTAGCCTGTCCCGCTTCTTCACCCAGTTTCAGGAGGCCCCGAATGTCGGCTCCACGTCGGGGTGCCACGATCCTTGGACGCCCGCCGCAGACTCGGGAAGAACTGTGGTGGACCGTCCTTGCGCTCTGGGGTGTGGCTATCCCCCGGCAGCGCGTCTGCCCCGATCATGTGGCTCCGTTTGACGCTTTCGCGGACGCATATTTCGGTGAGTCTTCGGTGGCCGTGTGGATCGCTTCCCGTGGTTTCGGTGGGAAGACCATGCTGCTCTCAATTCTGGGGATGACAGAGATGGTCACCCTGGGAGCCTTCGTCACGATTCTGGGTGGATCGGGCGCTCAGTCGCTCCGTGTTCACGAGACGATGACCGGAGCGTGGGAATCCGAGGGAGCGCCGCGACACCTTCTCGCTAGGGACCCAACCCAGCTTTCGACGTTCCTGACGAACGGTGCGAAGGCCCGCACGCTTATGGCTTCCACTAAGTCAGTTCGAGGACCGCACCCTCAGCGAATGCGGCTCGATGAGATTGACGAGATGGACCTGAACGTCTTGGAGTCGGCGCAGGGACAGCCGATGTCCACGAAAAAGGTCAAGAGCCAGACCGTCATGTCGTCCACCCACCAGTACCCGGACGGCACTGTCACGAACGTCCTGAAGCGGGCGCAGGAGCTTGGCTGGCCGGTTCACCGTTGGTGCTGGCGCGAGACCAGCAACCCGAAGGATGGTTGGCTGGCGCGGGATGAGGTCGAGCGCAAGCGCGCAGAGATCCCGAAGCACATGTGGGAAGCGGAGTACGAGCTTTACGAGCCTTCCTTCGACTCTCGTGCTATCGAGCCCGAGGTCGCTGACTGGGCCTTCGATTTGTCGATGGGTTACGCGGAAGTAGATGTAAACAGTGAAGTAATTATCGAACTTCCGCGTCCTGACCGGGACTACATCACCGGGGTTGACTGGGCGAAGGCCAGGGACAACACAGTCGTCTGGACGTTCGATGTGACGGAAACGCCCTGGAAAACAGTGGCGTATGCACGTATGGCTCGTCGTCCGTGGCCGGAAATGATCGAGCATGTCAACCAGAGAATCGCTTTCTACCCTGGGAAGCTGGCTCACGATGCAACCGGCATCGGATCGGTTGTGGACGATTATCTGGTGGTGCCCGAAACAATGCGGAAGGGTGACATCCACCCGATCATCATGGCCGGTAGAAACCGAAACGACATGGTGACTAACTACATTTCAGCTTTGGAAAACAGGTTCTTCAAGACTCCGCGATTGAAGCACCCCTACGAGGAACACAAGTTCGCTTCGGTTGACGATCTCTACAACGGGTCCAGCAAGGCCCACCTTCCTGACTCGATTGCTGCTGCTGCCCTGGCGTATTCGCTGAAGAACAACGCAGCGGCTGTCTACGCGCTACCCATGCTCAACACGAGACCTGTTTCACCTTGGGAGATCCGGTAATGACTGAGCCCATCGAGAAGAAGACTGCCGCGTTCACGCAGATTGGTCTCTCGGGACTTAATCGGTATCCCGGTTCGGGGATCATCGAAGAGGAGTTCCTGAGTGAACTTCGGGGCCGCAGGGGCATCAAGGTCTTCACGGAGATGTGGCATAACGACCCCATTATCTCCGCGATGATTTTCGCTATCGACATGTTCATGCGTCGTACGAAGTGGCACATGCAGCCCGCCGACGACAGTGCGAAGGCAGAAGCTGACGCGCAGTTTGTCGAAGAGTGCCGACAGGACATGTCGCACACCTGGGCTGACTTGATCTCCGAAATTAACTCGATGCTCCCGTATGGGTGGAGCTACTTCGAGTTGGTCTACAAGCGACGCAATGGCAAGAAGGTCAACAGCCTCGGAGACGCTGACTCCAAGTTCACGGACAACAAAATTGGCTGGCGCAAGATTGAGATTCGTTCTCAGTCTTCGTTCTACCAGTGGGAGTTCGATGAGGACGGCTCAATCGCTGGCATGACTCAAATGGCCGCTCCGGATTACACGACACGGACGATCCCCATTGAGAAGGCCCTGCTGTTCCGCACGACTTCGCGGAAGAACTCGCCCGAGGGTGTCTCTGTCCTGCGTTCCGCTTACCGGCCCTGGTACTTCAAGAAGCGCATCGAAGAAATTGAGGGCGTCGGGGTCGAGCGTGACCTTGCCGGTCTCCCGTTCGCCACGGTTCCCGCGCAGATGCTCAGCCCCAACGCGTCGGAGCAGCAGAAGGCCGTCCTGTCGGCAATTCAGACGATGGTGAAGAACGTTCGGCGGGATCAGATCGAGGGCGTCATTTGGCCCATGGAGTACGACGAGCAGGGGAAGCCGCTTTACGACTTCAAGCTTCTCAACTCCGGTGGTACGCGGCAGTTCGAGACCAACACGATCATCACCCGGTACGAGCAGCGTATGGCGATGTCTGTTCTCGCGGACTTTATCCTTCTCGGGAACGACAGCAGCGGATCTTTCGCGCTGGGAGTCAGCAAGGCTTCGATGTTCCAGAGCGCACTGGCTGCATGGCTCGACGGTATCGAGGATGTGTTCAACAACTACGCCATTCCCAGGCTCTTCCGCTTGAACGGGATGGAGGGTCCGTACCCGAAGCTCCGTCACGAGGAGGTTCAGAAGCCTGCGCTTCAGGACATCTCCGTGTTCCTCTCCGCACTGGCTGGTGCTGGTGCTCAGTTGTTCCCCGATGTCGAACTTGAGAACTCGCTTCGTGAAATGGCTTCGCTGCCTCTCCGTGAAGCAGCGCAGGATGACAAGGACAAGGAAGACAAGCTGCGGGAAACAACCATGGACTCCAATATCGCGAGCGCTAAGGCAGCCATGGAAGCAGCGCGTAAGGGTCAGGTACCCGGTCAATCTCAGACCGGAGCAAATCTGCCTGGCGTACAGCCATTCGGTAAGCAGCCCGGTTCCGTTCCTGGTGCGCCGACGCCGAGCACTGGTCCGGTGAAGAGCAAGCTACCGCCCACTCAGCGTCGTAACACCATCGGTGTGAAGGCGTCGCAGAATGTCAGTCAGTAGTGGTCATCAAGTAATCAATGTAGAGGTATTCGCTACATCCGAGTGGCATCGGATCACGCGGCTCTACGACAAGCTGATTCCTGGCTTCACTCTTTCACTACAACAGTTCGTGACTCAGCGAGACGAAAAACTGCTGACCACGGCGGTTGATCGTGTTGTGGTCGAAGTGGGTTCGCGGACAGCGCGTACGTACGGCATCGGTTTCTCAGCGCCCACGTACATAAAAATGTCGGACAAAATGACGAGCGATCTCATCAAGATCATCTTCCCACCGAAGTTTGAGCAAGCGGTGGGCCGGATCCTTCCCCGTAGCTTGTCCCTGGGCGAGCGCGGGGCGCGTCTGGGGGTCCTGACAGGGTTGAGTCTCCGCGACGCGATACGGGTCGAACGGTGGCGACAGGGCAACCCCGAACGAGGCACTGAGGTGCTGGGTAGGGCAATTGACCTACGGAACCGGAGGATCAACCTCATTGCGCGGACGGAAGTCCCCAGAATCGCCATGAACGTGATGGACAGTCTGTGGTTCGCCGCTCTGGAACCCGAGGTGATTGCAAAAGGAGCATCTGCGGTCGGGAGGCCGTTCTACTCCTCTGACCTCGCAATCAGTGGAGGAGTTATCCCGCGATACGCCCGGAAGTATTGGGTCACGCGTCGGGACGGGAAGGTCTGCCAGTATTGCTTGCCGCTAGAGGGAGTCACGACTCTGGTGGGAATGCCCTTCAACACGATTTATGGAACTTTCTCGGGTCCACCTATTCATCCCGAGTGCAGGTGCGTACCGATCTTGAGTGCAAAGGGAAGACCATGAGGACAGCCGAAGAGCGGCGCAGGATCGTCAAGCAGGAAACCACCGTTGCTGGTCTGGCGATTGTCGCTGCTGACACTGGCCGCGTTCTGATGCTTCAACGTGGGCTTGAAGAGGGTGACCCCGCTGCTGGAATGTGGGAGTTTCCCGGTGGGCACATTGAGAACGGTGAGACCCCGCTTCAGGGTGCCTTCCGCGAGTGGTCGGAGGAGACGGGAGTCAAGCTCACTGCTCCCGATTCGGACAGCGAGCTTCCGTCGTGGAAGAATGGCATTTATCAGGGCTTCGTTTACGAGGTTCCTTCAGAAGCCTCGGTCAACATTTTCGACCGTGCCGAGGGCACGAACCCGGACGACCCGGACGGGGACATGGTTGAGGCCCTGGCATGGTGGTCTCCCGATCTCCTCAAGCGGAATCCTGCTGTTCGTGCTGAACTGCGGGCTAGCTTGAATGTCGTGCTTCCTGCAATTGAGCAGGAGGAGCGCACTCTCAACCGTCGTCGGATCAGCAAGCACGGCCACAAGGGCGAAGCTGGGTACGAACTCCTCCACCCCGGTAAGGGAAAGGCGTTCGAAGCTGCGAACAAGAACCCCGATGTCTTGAAGTGGGATTACGCCAAGTTCCAGGGCGAGACGATGCACAACTCATTCGAGAGCCGGGGTGGCGACCACTCCTACAAGATCACTTCCACCCCTAACGGGAATTGGAAGGTCGTCAGTGACGGAAAGATCCTTCAGGGTTCCTACGCCCACGAGAACGACGCTGCGACAGCCGCTCAGAAACTTCACAACATCCGGACGGGCAAGGATCTCCCCGCGATTCACGATGCCGCTACTGCGGAGGGTATGAAGAAGCTGGGAGTCACTAACTCGGTTCCGAAGGTAAACGTCAACGACGGGAAGAGCGAGAAGCACGTCGTAGCGCCTGGCACTCCAAAGTCTGCGGTCAAGCAAGCGGAGAAGGACGCGGGCAAGGTCGAGAAGCCCGCGATGATGAACTACAACCCGAAGCTGGATGAGGCGAAGCACCTCGCTGAGTCGAAGCTCGATTGGACGGACAAAGCGCATTCAAGTAGTGCCGTGTCGCCCAACCACAACCACGGGCAGAAGTATGTGGTTCTGCATAACAAGGATAAGTCCGAGTTCTTGCTTAATCATCCGGAAAACTCTGACGGTAGCCCCAAGGCTCCGATGAGCACGCACAATACTCTGGAAGACGCCAAGTTCACTGCTGAAGCTCATGCCGCATCCATGACTCCTGAACCCCTGAGTGCGTTGGAATGGGGAGGCCAGAAGGACGGTATCCAGAGCGCGGGAGCTACTGGTCTGAATGGTGCTTCTGATACGCCGCTGAAGAACGATCAAACGTACATCATCGTTCCCCGCTCTACCGGGGAAGAGGCAGGAAAGTACAGCGTTGCCGCTACACACAACAGTCTGGATTTCTACAACTCAGACGGCACGTTCAAGACGTTCAATTCCGAAGCGGAAGCCAAGAAGGCTGCGGAAGAGCACTACATGAACGGTGGGCACACCCCGCCCAAGAATGAGTTGAATTTCAGCACCAGCGGGGAAGACAAAGTTTCGAGTAAGCTCCCTAACGGACAGGGATATGTCGTCTCGGAAAACCTGTCTCCGAAGGGTACGTACGGGATTGGTCTCCTGAAGCCTGAGCAGTACCCGCTCGATCCGGAGAAGGACATTGAGCTTCAGGATTTCCCGACCAAGCTGGATGCGATGAAGGCCGCTCAAGCTCATGCGTCTGCATTGGACATCAAGCTTGAGGACCACCAGTACAACCTGGGGAAGCAGGGCGCTGAAGGTGCAGCCGCTGCTAACAAGATTATCGCGGCGAAAAACCCAGACGCGAAAAACAAGCTGGATTTCGAGTACAAGACTCCTAACTCAACTTCCACGATCATTGCGAAGAACCCGATTGGCAACGGCGATTACCGTATTTCGTCGGCAATGACTGACTACAAAGACCCGAGTTCTATTTACTACAAGACTACGTCGCCCGATGCCCATGGCAAGCTGCACGAGAACTTCGCTGAGGCCGTCCAGCACCTTCAGGGTCAGGTCAACGAGGGCAAGCACTTCGATGACCCGAACGACCAGCACATGCCGACTATCGGGGATCACTCATTCGGGGTGATTAACTCCGGCAAGGCCAGTGGTGAAAAGAAGATCCAGATGTACTCGAAGGTGCCGGGTACTAGCAATGATTACTACGTCCAGGGTGAGTTGCAGTCCGGCAAGTACACGGTAACCAGCCCGCACGACGGCTCGAAGCTTGGCGAGCAGACATTCCCGAACATAGTGGCCGCTCAGCAAGCAGCCCGGAACGAGGATGTCGCCCGTCTTGCTGCCTACCGCGAGAATCTCAGTGTCTTCAAGTCCGACAACCCGTGGAAGCAGATCGGCCAGCAGAAGACCGACCTGACATTGGTCGGGGACAACGGCCACCACGTCTTCAAGACCTACTACCAGGGAGAGGGTTACGGGAACCCCTTTCGCATGACGTATGAGGGTCCTACCGGCCCACCCACGGCAATCGGTCAATACAAGACGTTGCAGGATGCCGTAGATGTCGCCGACGCTATGGCTTCGGATACCAACAAGTACGGTTTTGCGTTCCATCAACCGTCTCCCAGCTACATGGGCAAGGCGATGCTGGGCGATAACAAATTCACCAATTACGCCGAGTGGAGTGTGCCTTCAGATAACGAATACTACTATTCAAATATCCGTAAGGTCGTAGCGGACAGCGGGGTCAGTTACAACGTTTGGGTCAACGGTGGTGATCCGATTGAGACGAGCACTCTGGCAGAGGCGAAGCAGGTTGCAGCCAACGCCCGAGGGGACGTGCATGAACTCGGTCCCGCTTTCCTTAATTTCAAGGCTGACAAGAACGGTCACATCACCGAGGCGAGTAGCAAGCTATTCCTCGCTACCAAGGAACCAGATGGGACGTTCTCGCTTCAGTCGAAGTCCGAGGATATGGGCGGGAAGTACAACAATCTCGGAAACCACCTGCGCGCCGATGACGTGAAGTTCAAGACCGGAAGCGCCATGATTCAGGCAATGGCGGACGGGTCTCAGTGGACGCCACAGGAAACCAACTCGTACAACTCGCCAGTAACTAACTCGGACAAGCTTTTCCATAACTGGTACAGCACGATTTATGAGAACAAGTCAAACCCGGAATTCGTTGTCCAGCACGACGGCACCGATTGGGGCCATTGGGGCCTCTACAAGAAGACCTCCGACGAGTACGGGGACTCTGAGTTCCACAAGGTCGATAGTTTCGAGCCGCATTCCACGCTAGTCAGTGCCACGGAAACCGCGAGCAAGGAAATCGACAACATCACGGCAGCGGACAAGGCAGCAGCAAAGGCCGCTTTCGAGAAGGCGCAATCTATCCCGATTCCGACTCACGAGACTCTGGGCAACTTTCACGACATGGGCCGCGCTCCCGATGAGCACGCCATGACCCAGAGCCCGGAAGCGATGAAGTTCCTTACCGAATTCGACCATCACGACCTGAACAACAACCGGGGAGAAATCAAGGACAAGATCGCTACCCGTGTCTCTAGCCTTATGCTTGCTCAGATTCAGTCTGATCCGGAGTTGGTTTTGCAGTGGAATCAGCATATGGGCTACCACCGGAATGACGATGGTGAGTTCCCGGCGATCAGCCCGAAGGATATCTACCACTACGTCGATAGTAAGAACCGTGCTTGGGCTGGCACGTCCGGTGACCACGACGCTGAAGCTATCGCGGTTCAGATCCAGGCTGCGCGTACGTTCGGTTTGCAGAACCAGCACATCGAGGGACTCGATCAGACGACCGTGAGTCATGCGGAGGACTACATCAAGAGCGAAGGCAAGCTCATTGATGTGTTCCTGCAAAACACGTACCGCAACACGCAGTTGGAACTGAAGGAGCGCGGCGTTCCCGAGACAGTCACGCTTTATCGTGGAATGCGCTTCGAGAGTCACACTGTCCCTGCGTGGGTTAGCGGCAAGACCAAGGGAGACAGTAAGCGCATCACGAACGCGGTGATGAACCCGCTTACTTCGTGGTCTGCGGATCGGCAGACTTCGGAGAACTTCGCCAACGGCTCCGGAGGATATTCGGTGCTGATGACTGCCTCTATTCCTCGGGAGTCGATCTACGCGTCTGCTCGTACCGGACAAGGCTGCGCCAGCGAGTTCGAATATGTGGTGGTGGGTGGTAAGGGCACGACGTACGCAAAGATTTGGGGCCACGCTGTTGCTGAAGGGCCTGTGCGTATCGACCCGAACGCTCCCGAGCACACTCAGGGCTGGACGAAGTTGGATACGACAAACAATAACTACACCAAGGCTATTGACGGTAAGACTTTCGGTATCAATAACTATTATGGCGAAGCCGGTCATCACGTTTACCACAATGGGACAAACCTGGGTGAGTTCGATTCGCTTGAAGAAGCGCAGAAGTTCGCGCACGACTACAGCAGTCAGCCCGAGGCAGTGAAGAACTGGACGACCTTGGGTCCGGATCATATGAGCAAGCAGATCAACGGCGTAACTTTCGCTATCGACAAGAGCGACCCCAACGACATCAAGGTCTACACAGGTGGCAATAAAATTGGGATGAGTCATAACTTCACAAGCTTGGAAAGTGCTCAGAATT